TCTAATCATGGTGCTGTTATGGCTACCAGATTTACTCTACCAGAGTATCAGATACCATTCAAAGATACATCCATTGGTCTAGAAGCTGTGATATGGAACAGCTACAATGGTATGCGTTCATTCAGATTTGATCTAGGTTTCTACCTATGGTTATGTCTTAATGGACTTAAAAGTTCAGTATGGGATATCAGTTTGAATACTGCACATAAAGGTAATAATGAAATTAAACTAGCATTACCTGGTTTATATTCAGCTATGGATGGACTACATACTGTACATAACTACATGACTAACTGGTTAGAGGTACCAGTAGATGACAACCAGTTACATGCTGAGGTAGATAGACTATGCTTTCAACCAACACGTACTGACAAGAGTCATGTCAATCAGCAGCACAAGAATTATATTCTTGATGAGTACAATGGTAACTATGCACAACAATTTGGACCTAATAAATTCAGTGCATATCAAGCAATTACACACTGGAGTACACATTATCCTAGCGATTCAGTAAATACTCGCTATGATAGAGAGAGGAAAGTGTCTAACATGTCTTGGTTTAGCCAAGCAGCGTAGAGATTTAGATGGGAGTACACTTCTTCATCTTCCTCCTCCTCGTACTCCCATCATTCAATCAATGAAAAAAATATTTATTAGTGAAGAAGAAAAACAATTACATAAGTGTACCTCTTGTAAGAAATGGAGCACTATGTATATGATGATACAACTAGATCATTATACTAAAGAGAAACAATGTATAAGATGTTTTAATAGGAGTAGATATGAAAACAAAAACAAGAGTCGTTAAGAAACTATGGAAAGGAATGTATATCTCACTTAGAGATTATGAAATACAACAAGCCATTGATAAGAATTATACTATCCAGGCAGTACATAAAGGTGAAGTAATGATGCTTACACCAAGTAGATTAAAAGATATTGATTTAAGTATAGGCACACCACAAAAATCAGTATATAGTGGTAAGTCTTATAGATTAATAGATGTGAGGTGGAATCCATATGACAGATCAAATAAATCCGAGTCATTACAAACAAGGAACAATTGAAACATATGATTTTATAATGGATAAAAAACTATCATATCCTCTTGGTAATGTTGTGAAATATATTGTAAGACACAATCATAAAGGAGGAGTTGTAGATCTACAGAAAGCTATGTGGTATCTACAACGAGCGATAGATGACTACGATAGACGTTAAACTTTTAGTCAGGAAATTTGCAAGTGATAATAAACTACGTAATAAACCTAAAAAAAATTATAATATGTCAGACCCAATGCAACGTAAGCAGTGGTGGATTGATAAAGTTTGTTACTTTTGTTATCTCAAGCATGACAAAGAAACTGCCCAAGCATTACGTATAGAACTTACTAAACCATATGTACACCCTACAGCGAAAGCTATGGCGAAAGAACTATGGAATGATAAGATACGATTTGACGAAATAATAACGAGGAGGACGAATGAATATACACAAGCAAAAGAAACTTATAGACAGAAACTCAGGACTAGGAGGAAGTGATGCTGGTAAAATAGTTGCTGGTAATTGGAAAGAACTATATGAAATCAAGAAAGGTATAAAAGAAAACGAAGATCTTTCTTTTGTACTACCAGTACAACTTGGTATATATACCGAGGATTTCAATAGAGATTGGTTTGCTGCAAACACAGATTTACCAGTCAAAGAATCAAATGAAACTATCACTATCAAGAAATATCCATTCATGTTAGCTAACATTGACGGATATGTATTGAATGAGAATCTAAAACCATTAGGTGTATTTGAAGCCAAACACGTACACGCATTTACTAAAGATGATACTATACTTGAAAGATATTACCCACAGATACAACACTATATGATCGTATGTAATTTACCTCAAGCATGGTTGTCTATTATCTTTGGTAATAACAAATGGAAATCATTTCATGTACAAGCTGACAAGAAGTTTCAAAAGAAACTAATCAAGGCAGAGGAAATGTTTTGGCAACATATAACTAATGATGAAGTACCTGCAGATCTTGTAGACTTCGACAGCATAGGAGGAACTAATGACTGATAAAATACTAAACGAACCAAACAAAAGATACTGGGATCAACTAAAAACCACTGATCCTAGATTCACTAAAAGAATCAACAAAGGCTTTGGTGAACTAACTACCATTGATCCAATGTATCAGATTATGAAGATGACTGAAGTGTTCGGTCCATGTGGTATTGGTTGGGGTTGGACGTGTAACTATACATATACTGATTTAAATGTATTTGCAGAGGTAGGTGTATGGTTAGAAACACCAATCCAAACTTATGGACCAGTATCATCTGTACAATCATTACATAAAACTAATGGTAAGTTAGATGATGAATGTACTAAGAAAGCTATGACTGATGCATTGACTAAAGCATTATCTCATGTTGGTGTAAGTGCAGATGTATTCTTAGGTATGCATGACAACAGTAAGTATGTTGAGAAAATCAAATCAGATATTAAATCTAATGTTGATAAATCAAAAGTTAAGGAGATTGCATGAAGTGTATAAGAGCTGGACATTACCAAACAACTATAGCGTATGGGCATAGCCTAAACATTATAGTGAATATAGTGAAGGTAACACCTCGCTTTCAAGACTCTGTTACTAAATGGAGATTGACTATTGATGATACTCTCATCAAGAATCAACATAAATCTGATTGGGATTCTTACTCAACTGCTAAGAGGAAAGCAATTAGAATGTGTGAAAATCTATTAATGAATGATATCATTAAGAAGATTGATAAGGCTTTTCCTAAACCAAAGGTTAAGCCTGAAGAAGATAATCTAGTACAATTAAGGAGGTAATATGATTAACAAAGTAATATTAGTAGGTAGATTGGGTGTCGATCCAGAGATCAAAGCTACCAGTAAAGGTGATGAATATGCTAACTTTAGTTTAGCTACATCAAAGAAGATCAAGACCAAAGATGGTACGTGGCAAGAGAAAACTACTTGGCACAAGATTACTACCTTTGATCCTAATTTAACAAACACTATCAAGACCTATGTATCGAAAGGTACTATGTTGTATCTTGAAGGTGAGATAGATGTGTCTGAATACACAGATAAAAGTGGTAACAAAAAGTATAATACTTCTATCATTATACCAAGAGTAACTGGTGTTTTGAAGATGTTAGGTGGTAAAGGTGATGCTAAACAAGCACCTACTAAAGACATCAATGATGATCTACCAGATGATCCAATACCATTTTAAAAGTTTCCCCTGCGTTATGTAAGGTAAAACCTTCACCTAGCTAGGTTGTTGGGGAATAAGGTGGTGATACTTTTTCAATTGTTATCTTCGCAAATAATGACTCCTAGTATTGCCACCTGTAAAATGATAGAAAGAGTAAATGACAATGATTGTTAAAGGAGAACTTGACGAACTTGTAGACACACTCAATGATTACAGTGTCTACTTAAAACAATTCGGTTATGATACCGATACTATTTTTGCAGCATATGCCATCATGGCAGCTTCGCTATCAGGCAAAAAAATAAAAAAGAATCAAACTACAGATGCTATCAAAGAACGTATGACTGAACTTAATGTTGTTCAGGTTCGTGCTTCAAGTACAATTCATTAGCATATTCCACTGCATCAAAATTATGATGTTCCCAAAACTTATGTTCTGGTTTATACTTACCCCATGTCAGATCTGAATGGTGTTCAAAACACAATGGTACTACAAGCTGATTAGATCTATTATGTTGAACCTGGCTACCACGTAGATGATGAACATTCATTGGTGTATTTGACATACAACCTGGAACACAACATCCGTGTTCAATTATTTTTATAAAATATTTTTTATCTTTAGATGTATACTTTGCCATCCCATGAACCATCTTTCCTCAATAACATTGGAACTATAGATGGTACACCATTAGTAATAATACCACAAGATAAGATTGGTTTAGCCATGTTTACTTTCATGTAAGCCATAGCCATAGATTTTTTATCTACAAGGCAACCTACAGACATACCCCAGTTAAGATGAAAGTCGTTACCTACATACTCTATATTTGACTGGGTATGATAGTGCCCCTGGACAACTGAAGCAGACATCATCTGTACTGCCTTTACAATATTCTTAGATACTTGATGTGCAAAGTAAACTCTACCCATATCAGTATCTTCCCAATGAGATTCTTTCCATACCCAACCATGACCTACATCTAGTATTTCATTATAGTCTTTGAGAAAGAACTTAGACATACCTTTTGCCATAGCACGTCTAAGTATCATAGATCCATGATTAGATTCTAGTATAGTCATTACAGGAAACATAGACTCTAGTTTCTTCATGTGATATCTACCGATTTCTAGTTCATCAGCAGGACTAGGTAAGTCTGGATTGATTATGTGAGAAACATTAATTGAGTGCCAATCCATTTCGTCTCCGATATGAATAACATTCGTAGGATTATACTTAGCAGCCAAAGACTCCAAGAACCTATAACTATCACTGTGATGATAAGGAACATGAAGGTCAGAGATAACAAGAATTCTAGCGTTTTTTTCTCTTTTAAGAGCCGTAGAAGGGGTAATTTCATCCTTCCTAGGTCTACCCCTACCCCTTTTTACTATCTTTAAATCTGTCTGCAACTTTTTCGGCTGATCTTCCAACAGTGTACCCTCCGATTCCCACTAAAATAATATTCAATAGAGAGTTCTGTACAGATTCAGGTATGTTGGGTGCAGTAAATCCAAACCAATGAGCTACCATTAAACCAGCAAAGACCAACATCATTATTGGTCGCCAGTTTCTTTGTAAGAATCCTCCTTGTGCTTCTGTTTGTATAATTTTAGCAGCACCTTCTAAGTGTGCTAGTTCTCCTGCAATAATCTTTTCTTGTACTTTAGCTTTAAGTTTGTCAGCCTCTCCCTTATTATCGACAACTTTATCAATTGTTTTAAAGACTGCTCCAGCGACAGGTCCGAGTAAATTAAGCATTGATCTCCTCCATTACTGAGGCTAGAGCTTTTGCCCTGTTCGGTGTTTGATTTGCCCATCTTGAGTCTAACATTTCTGTGGCACATTCTGAATACCTTTGTTCTTTAAGATTAGATAAAGCACCTTTGAATTTAGATACACCACCTTCACCCATTTGAAAAACCATTTCGATAATAACTTCACGAGCTGTGTTATTAATATCATAACCATCAAGAATCCTCGAAGCACCATCAACTGCATTTTGAAAATCTTTCTCAAATAAATTTTCCCATCCATCTCTGTCTGTCGGTATATCCTCACCAGGTATGATCTTATGTCCATAGCCACCAGTTTCAAATCCCAGTGTATCTTTATAAACAGTTTCGCAATATCCTTCATGCTCTTTAATCCTCTCTTTTAAATTATTATATTGTGTCATAATCCTTTTGTGTACAGAAACCTGTTACATACAAATCCTCGTTATTTCTTAAACTGTATCTAAAGTTATCCACATATGCAAGACAATCTGGTATACTATTAAATGGTTCATATAGCGGTTCTGCTACACAACTTTCTTCTAAAGGGGATGTTAATGATTGAACACAGAATAAAATAATTAAATAAAACTTCACTTTATTTGTGTCATTATAATAGCTAGTAAGTTAGAAAATACTAGGAAACCAACAGACCACATGACTTTCTTAATCATAGATACATCAGATTCAATATGTTTAAGATGATTATTTTTAATAACTTCGATATCCTTTTTGATTAATAGGATATCTTTATCTAATCTATTTATTCTCTCTGACTGTGTTACCATTGGGTAATCCTGATGAATTTAAATGTACTTTTTCTTGCATAGATAATTGTTCACTAATTGATTTTTCTAGAGATGCAGAATATTCAGCTTTAGCTTTCTGCATTAACACAACATCATCTACAGTCATGTTGTTTTTTTCTTCTCTTAACTTAGCATTTTTTTCATGTGCTAAATCAAGTCTATCTAATAAAAACTTGTTATGTGTTCTTAGTTCTCTTACTTCTTTCTTAAGAGATCTAAGTTCTTTTTGTACTTCTTGTAGTGTAGCCATTACTTTACTTTACTCATTGATCTTATAAATTCAACACCTTCTATAGTTTCTATTTGTGCTTCAACTTTAGCACATGATACTCTTGCAGTATCTGATTGCATATTGCGTTCAATGATTCTTTTCTTTTCAAGACAATCTTTAACACCATCAGTAACAGTATGTTCAATCATAGTTCCACCAGAAAATAACAATAATGCTATAATTACTTTAGTTATCATATCCGTTTGCTCTTACTTTATCTTTTAGTTCTTCTATATCTTCCAGGGCTTTCTCTACATCAGTTTGTAATCTCATAATATTAACCTTATTATGTGCCATGTTTTCTAGATCTTCAGACATACCTTCTACTTGTTCTGATACAAATTCTAAAAGCATAAACTGTTCCTGATCTATAGGAGTTTGATCTGCATTTTTTACCAGATCAGCTTCAAATAGAGTAGCTCTAGTTTCTATATTATTAAGTCTTTCAATGACACCAAAATATGCCCATACTGCAGTTGCAGTAACACCTAATAATCCTAATAGATTTTTGAGAGGTAAGCCTATTTCAGTTTTATCTGAAAGACTAGGCATTACCTACAAACACATTCGCCATTACAAAATTCACACATTATTCAGAAGGTGCATAACCTGTAAGAGCAGTGATTTCTTCTTGTGTTAAACCTAAGTCTAATAACTTAGTATTACCACTTGCTAATGCAGAATTTTCTGCAGATACAGATGCATCATATGCAGCTTTTTCTTCTTCTGCTTGTATTTTATCTGCTTCCGCCAGAGCTAATTCTTCATCAGTAGCATCTCTTAGAACATTATTTACTAATATTTTTTTTGACATATTTACTCCTTATTTCTTGAACCCATAATATTTAATTACTGCATCTTTAACTGATCCTGCATAGAGAAAAGAAAATCTGAGTCCGTTATGTTGGGCTGCACTACCATCAAATCTACCATTAAATGCTTGTGGTGTTGGCATATCATTACCTGAACCTTGTACAGTATGCCATCCCCACATACTTTTGTAACCATTGTTACTCCAACCACTACCCCAACCTTGAGGAGTGTGGTAATAAACAAAGTTTGATAAAGCATAACCTTGGAAAAAAGTAGGTGCAAATACACTAAGATCCCACTTATTATCACCTCCTCCGTTTCCTTGTTTCTGACCACCTACGCTACCTCCACCACTTACTGTGGTTTGTTTTGCCCAGTGCTTTATAAACTTATAGCTACTAGTTGTTACAGGATTTCCACTAGTATCTAGAAGTCTACATCTTAAAGCATCTGCAGAATGAGTATCTATCCAACCAACAACCTTATACATATAATATAAACTGCTATTATATGTAGGCTGTATATCAATATCGGTTACACTACCAGATGATTGACCAGATACAGTTGCTGAACCTATCTCAACTATATCACTACTACCACCTGCAGCACCAAACTCATAACCATTTGCATTACTGTTTACTTTCAATACTTGACCTGCAGTACCAATTGATAATCCACCTAGATTACCACTATTATCTTTCAATGGGATTTGATTATTAGATAATCCAAATGAATCACCTGATGCTCCACCTTTTGCTAAAAAGTTCCAATTAGAACTATTAACTGTTCCACTTGTTGAGGGTACTTGGTTTGTGGAATTTGCTACTGCTACATAAGACGAAAGTATACCATTGTCGGTATACTGAACGACATCTCTTTCAGTATAGGCAGTAGAACTAGACCAAGTGCCTTTGTTGACAAAAGATATTTTGCCTAAGTCTATTGTAGCCATATTTTATTCTCCATTATATTGTTGCTCTTAATTCACCTGATGCTGTTACAGACCAAGTAAAACCTGTTGATGCATACACAACATCATCAAATGTTGCATACGTTGATGAACTAATATTATCTTGTCCACCATTTGTTGTAGTTACTGATAAACTACCTGTAGCTTGATCTACTACAAACCCATAAATTTCAGGACTTGATGTGTTGCCACTTCCTGCTGAGTTAATAGTAAGAGTTCCTGCAGTATCATTGTAAGCAGTAGTAATATTGTTTCCTGCTACTATTAAGCTAGATACTCTATCGTCTACTCTTTCATCAGTATAATAAAGATTAGAACCTTCTGTTAAGTTTGCTGTTGTTTTGGTTGCTAATCTATTATCGAAATCTGAATTTGAAAAACCTGCATTACTAATCCAATCATAATCACTACCATTCCAGCTAAGAACTTCACCAGTTGCTGCAGTTGATTGATTTAAATGTGTATCAACCGCACCATTTAAACCAGATGTTGTTTGATATGCACCTAATTGACTGTTATTTGCTAGTTCAATCCATGCACCACCATGAGCATAGTAACCTTTACCTGTTGCATGAACGTGTGCAAACATACCATGATAAGTAGTAGCACTAGGTAAATCACTAAGTTGTGCATACATATTTGCAAACTTAATTTTACCTGTAGTTGTAATATCGTTACTACCCATATCTAGAGCAGCTGACTCTACTAAAGCAGTTACTTCTGATTGAGTTTGATCTGCTGTAGCAGAAGATTCTATACCAGATAATTTTGTTTTTTCTGCATCAGTAAAAGCATTAGTATTAGATTCACCTTCGTATGCACTTTTGATCTCTGCACCTGTTTGATCGGCAGTTGCACTTGCTTCTATAGCATTTAATTTTGTATGGTCAGCATCAGTAAACACGTTGCTATCACTGGCACTTTCTACAAGTGTTCTTATCTCACTAGCAGTCTGGTCTGCTGTTGCTCCTGTTTCAATACCACTTAACTTTGTATTTAAAGCTGTAGTATAAGAAGAAGTAGTTGCATCTAATACTGAACTATGAGCCTGGACATCAGATCCAATAGCTACACCCATATTAGTTCTAGCAGTTCCTGCATTTGGTAAATCAGATAAATTGTTTGACTTTGTTAAGAAAGTAGTTCCTGAACTATAAGCATCTACCCATGCACTTCCTGTGTAAACTTTCATAGCTCCAGAGCTAGAATTAAAATATAAAGCACCAGCAACCAAAGCATTTCCGTCATTATCTACAGTAGGATCTGAACTCTTTGGTCCTAAGTATCTGTCATCAAAACTATCAAAAGAAGCTAAAGCACTATCTCTTGCAGATTCAGCAGCAGTTTGTGCTGAAGCAGCAGCAGTTTGACTTGTGGCTGAAGCATTTGCACTATTTGCGGCAGCTGTCGCAGAATTACTAGCATTAGTTGCTGATGTAGCTGCGGCAGTCGCACTATTACCAGCATTAGTTTCAGAAGTAGCAGAAGCAGTAGCTGAGTTAGCAGAATTAGTAGCTTGAGTTGTAGCTGTAGAGGCAGAAGTTGCTGCATTTGTAGCAGATGTAGATGCTTCAGAAGCCTTTGTAGTTGCAGTAGAGGCTTGTGTAGATGCAGTTGTTGCAGACGAAGCAGCCGCTGTCGCTGAGTTACTTGAATTTGTAGCCTGTGTACCAGCATTTGTTGCAGATGTTCCTGCATTAGTTTCAGATGTCGCTGCATTAGTTGCTGATGTAGCAGCTTCAGTTGCTTTAGTTGTAGCAGTTGTGGCTGATGCCGCTGCGTTACTTGCTGAAGTAGATGCTGCAGATGCCGAACTAGCAGCGTTTGTAGCTGACGTAGTAGCTGTTGCAGCGTCTACTACTAATTCATATTTTGCACTATTTGCATTTGTAGTAAGAGGCTGAGAACCAGATGATGTGTGTGATTCTAATACAATAAATACATTATTTGTGGATGTGTCTTTAATTAAATCTCTTTTGTTATAACTTGTACTTGCAGCCCAGTTACCTCTAAATACACCCAGTTCTTGAGTAGCATCAAATCCATCACCAGAACTATTAATAGCAAGGACTTTGTTTGCAATCAGCTCTCCAGGTAAATCTGCATTGAAGGTTGTAGTACTAGTTACAGGATATTGTAATGTTCTTAAAAACTTTTCTTCTAACTGTTGCATCATAGCAACAATCTTGTCTAATTCTGTATTTAGAGTTTGTATTGGAAAATTACCAGATACTGGAAAGTCAGAAGTTCTAGCAATAGCTACATCTCTAATAATGGTAATAACATCATTCAGGGTAGCACCTGAGCCACCTAGTGTTATAGATCCCCCACCTGTTACACCTGCACCAATTACGCTGTATTGTGATGCAGATGAAGGTGAGTTGTCATAAGTAAGGAGTGTCGTACCATTGAAAACTTTTAAATCTGCTACGTCAAAAAATTCAAAACTAACAGCAAATGTAGTCTGTCCAGACGTAGCTGTATATTGATTTTTAGGTGTTGTATCACTTATTTGTAATGCCATTATCTTATACTTTTTTCAAACCTATCAAAGATACCATCTAAATACCATATATTTTGCAAAGGTAAAGACCTTCGTATTGCTCTGGCTGTAGTGTAATCATAATTACCACTACCTGTATCTAACATTATTTCATATAAATTAGCTGCTAAACTACCACTTGGTCCAACTAATCCCATTTTTTGTTTATATGTTGAATCATAAGGCTTACCTGCACCTAATGCAGGAGCTATACCATATTCATTATTACTTGCTACTTCTATCATTCTGTTTACATCACTAAATATACCAATAACTGCAGATCTATCAATCGCACTAGCTATTTTATCACCTAGTTTCTTTTTGCTGTAATCTCTATCAAATGCTCTTGTTCTTAACATATCAACCATAGCTCCTAACCCTACTAAGAATATAACTCCAGTAAAGAAATTTTGATCTCTTTCTTGTAAACCTCTCATCAAAATAGCTTGTGTAGCAGCCATACCAAATTTTTTGAATTGTGATAATACACCACCTAATTGTGAGTTCATCCATAATGGTACATCTGCTTTATCTGGAGTAACAATAGTAGTTCTAATTTCTTGTCTAAGTGCATTACTAAAAGCGTTAGCAGCTTCTCTATCTGCCCAAGTATCTGATCTAGCTATTCTATTTATTTTCATACCACCAGTTTCTTTTGCTTTTACACCTAAACCAAACTCTTTGTATTGTTCAAATATTCTTTTAGCCATATCTCTATTTATTCCAATTTTTGTAAGTTTAGCTAATTCTCTTTTACCTATAGTACCTTTTATATATCTCTCTGATAATTGTAATATTTTGGTGCTTCCTATAAATGCAGAACCTCTTTTTACTCCTGTATTCCAAACATTCATCATGTTAATAAAGGTAAAATATAACGAGTTGGCGCTGGATGTTGCTCTTTCAATACTATTCATTCCAAAAACCATATCATCTACGTTACCAATAATAGATGCTCTACCTGCAAATAATAAATCTAATGCTTCACCTGCCATTTCAGCTTCTCTTTTTGATAGCTTCATAACTTGTCTAGACATTCCAGAAAAACCTGTATCTAGTATTTGACCAAAAGTATTTTTCAAACCATTTTGCATAATTAATCTTGCCATGTCAGGAACAGCTGATAATGCTCCTTGTAAAAAAATCATGTTTTGAACATTCTTTAATGTTCTAATAGCAGCTGGTAATGCAGCACTTGGATCTGATGGTAATCCACGTGTACCTCTAAGCAAATCTCTTAATGCTTCTATATCTCTTAAATCTTGATCTCTTTCACCAATTAACTTTTTTCTTAATTCTGGTTTAGTTTTCTTTGGTGCAGTTTTATTTATAAAATTATCCCACTCTATTCTTAATTGTGCTATGCCTGGTTTATATCCAGGTCCTCTAATACCCATCATGGCAACATCACCAAATACTTTAGATATTTCAATATCAGGCATAATAGAATTAAAATACTGTTTCATAATCAAACTAATATCATCTTCCATATATCCTCTTGCTAATAGATGCTCATCATCAAAATTCCAAACTCTATTTCTTAAATGTTTAGATATACCTGATGCTTGAAAAGCAAACTCTAAATCAAATGTATCATCTTTACCTATTGGATTTTTTGGTAATTTGTTAAATGGCATAGATGTTAATATGTCATCTGCTACCTCATCTAACTCTTTAGATGTCATTTGTATACCTTTGTTTTTAAATGCAATAAGTAAGTCTTTTTTAAACTGATTTATATCTTTTCTAATTAGATCTCTTCTCCAGTATCTAGGTAAAAAATCTTTTCTTAAAGGACCAGTTGCATTTATTGTGTCTAATCTAGCTTGTTCATCATCTATTCTTTTCATTATATCTTGTAATGAGTATTCTTTATTTTTTTGAACTACCTTTGTTTCACCTCTACTTCTCATTCCATCTCTAGTTTTTTTCAAACCTGCTATAATAAGTTTTGAATATAAACTAAATAATTCTTCTGCATCTGCTTCTCTACCAATTAACGTAAAGAAATTTTCTCTTACTGTTCTGGCTACATTTACTGCTTCTGGCAATAATCTACCTTGTCCAAAATTACTAGCTATCAAAGATTTAGATACTTGTTTTCTAAATTCTACTTCTGACATAATATTATTTTTCTTAAAAAAGTTCTTAGCTCTATTTTTTAAGTTTGGTGTGCCGAGGTTGTTTTCTTCATAAACTCTTTTTAAATATTGTTTATATGCATCTTTAACTGCTCGAATATTATCTACTACATATAAATTTTTTCTTGCAATATTTGATTCTATAGATCTTGTTGTTTCTATACCTTTTAAATTTTTATTTTGTATTAACTTTGTATCCATCATATCTGTAGCTATTTGTCTAACTGATAATAGTTTAGATTGTATGGCTCTAAACATAGGTGTAATAGGAGTATCTTCTAATCCTGTATAGGTTTTAACAAAAGCCTCATCCCATAAATCATCATTATAAGACACACCTTTTGATTCAGCAGAAGCACTAGCTCCTACAGACTGTGGTTTAACTTTTTTATTAGGATCAAAAATTCTAGTATCTATATCATCTTGATCTACAATTTTTGTACTTGCAACCTCAGTTTCTTTTCTATCAAGCCTATCCATATCTCTATTGTATTTAGCAATAGCCTCACCACCTTCTTTGTTTCTAAGTCTTGATATACCACTAAGTAATCCTGTTGTTATAAGTGTACCAAAAGGAACTATATATGTTAGTTCTTGTTCTCTTGTTTTATCTATTGTTTGTTTATATAGCTCCTCAGCTGCCATAACTCCTGTTACCTTTTTTACATTTAAAGCACCTTGCGTTGTTCTAAATGCTTTTGCACTAAAAGCAAATAAACTAATAGGATCTAATATAGCACCTGTTAATCTTCCAATAAAATATGCTCCAGGGTTTGCTTGTATAATGTCATTTTCTTCTTGCAGTTTAGTCATTAAATATTTGGTTTCATTTGCACTTTCTGAAAATTGAAAATAGTCCATATTATTTACAAATGGAGCTAAACTTTTATCATAGAATGGGTTGTACTCTGGATCAGGTGTAAAGTTCTTTCTATTTCTTTCTGTGAATGTTGTGTATGATAAAGCTACACTATTTTCATCAACAAATCCTTTTTGGATTCCTTCCATTTTTGGTCTAGAAAAAAACTTATCTAAACTAGATTCATTATCTACTGTTCTTGAAACGTGATTCTTATGAAAACCTTTGTATACTACATTTGCCATTACTGTATATTAAAAGTATGAACACTTTGTTTATCAATGTAGTTCATAATTTCTTCTTCACTAGTCATAAATTTAACACCTGGATACATAACCTTTGTAAAAATTGATTCTAAAGTTTCTTGGTCAATACCAAGATCTTGTGCAAAATCTAATGGGTTTTCATCTAGATATCTTTTTATTGCATTACTTATAATATTTGCATTACTGATTATTTCTCCTTTTTCAGTAACTAGTGTTCCTGTTGGACTAAAGTATTGTGCTTCATCAATATCTCCATCTAACTCAAGTCTTTGGTTTTGTGCGTAAAAATAATTAGGATCTAAGTTATATCTATATACATCAGTGCCAGGTACTCTTTCTAAAAACACTCCATCTTTTTCAATAGCTATTTCATATGCTCTTGCTAAATTAAATTCAACTTTGTTTTCTTGATCAGTTCCAAAATTATTAATGTAAAACTGAGGATAGTTTTCCATCATGTAATTATAATCTTCTGTATTATATTTTGCTTCCATATCTTTTACACGATTGTAAAAATGCACTGCTATGTACATATCTTTATCTTCTAATCTTTCATAAATAATTTTATCGTCTACAGGTTGATATGCTAATGTTAAACCTGGACCTGATGATTCATACTTACTAACTCCAAAACCTTCATCTCTTAATTTTCTTATAGTCATATCCATAGCTAGTTTTTGATTATTCTCTATATCTTTTCTTAATTTATCAGGATTACTATCTACCAAACTAAAGTCTACTAACTTATTTAATGAGGTTGTATATATAGAATTTAATTGTGCTTCTATATCTGGAGGTAAGTTTATAAGTCTTGTTTCTGCTGCTTCTGATGCATCACTTTTAAAAAACACTGGTTGTGTTATTGCTAGTGATAATTTTTCAAACTCTGATAATCCAAACAAATCTGTATAACTACTAGTCTTTTGTTTCTTATCATCTTCATCTAGACCAAAAGGTAAATAACTTGGTATTTTATTTCTTACCCAGTTAAATAATGCAACTGGACCATATTGTGTTTGTGCATCATCAATAACTCTACTTTCTATAAAACTTGAGTTCATAGCATCTAATCCACTTTTGTTTACAAATTCATTTGCTTTATCAAAGTCAAATCCTGCTTTTACATTATCTCTATATTCTGTATACAAACGTCTAATATTTTCAATATCTGTAATGTTTACATTTAAATATGGCTCACCTCTTGTTTTATCTAGATACAAAAAGAAATCACTTACTTCACCATATCCTGCTTCATAAAAAGCTAATGGATTTAAACTTTTAGATAGTCTGTAAAATTCAAATGTATTTTGTAATTGTGCTGCATCTGTACTGCTAATACCATCACCACTTGCACTTATGATAGCATCTACTTTAGCAAAGGTATCTCTGCCATCCATGGGCATATTTCCCATCTTCATATTGTATTCAAATGCTTTTATTTGATATAAATTTTCTTTTTCTAAATTTATTTGATCTACAGTTTTCCCTACCATAGGTTCACCATATCCAGGAATAGTTTTTACATCTTGTACCATCATCATATATTCGTTAGTAGTTTTTGATGGAACACCTATCATAGTATTTCTGTATTGGATTAATTGTTTATCTGTTAGTTCAATATCAGTATCATTTTTAATTAGTTCTTTTAGAGTAGTTGCTTCTGGAAAAATACCATTATACTTGTCATATATAGATTTTAGTGATTTATGAATACTTATTGCATTAAGTGATTCTTGTATTGTAGCCATAGCTGTAGTTGGATTTTGAAACAAATAATCATCATTGGCTACTATTTCTAATACATCTGATATACTAGAGTTCAATGCTTTCTGAGGATCATTAATATATGTATCTATTACAAACTGTGATTTTTCAGCTATAATAGTGTTTGTTGCTATTTCAGCCATTTTAATTCTTTTATTATTAAAGTTTAAAAGTTGTTCTTTTTGAGCTACATAATTTTTTCTAATAGATTCAACCTCTGAATCAGATAAATTATTTATATCTCTAGATTCTGGATTAGTAACAAAGTTTTCAATCATATCATCAATAACATCATTAGCTTCAATAAGTTGTCTTGATAAACTTTCTGTTGTTGAGTTGTCAAAATCTATCGCACCAATAATACTTTTCATTTTTGAGTAAAATTTTTGTGATGAATAATCTGTTTGTAAGGCTCTTACATTAACTTCTATGTCTGTTGGTGTAATCTTTAATGGTTTAAGTTGATTTAATGTTTCGTAGTTTTTAGCTATTCTATTTATAGCAGGAGTAACAACATTTGTATAATGTGTTTCAATTAACATATTTTGTTTTTCAATATCTCCAGGATTATTTTTAATAATCTGATCTATGTAATTAGTAGTTGATGCAATATTGCTAGTTTCTAGTTCTTGTGTTTTTGTAAGTAAATTTGTGTATTTCAAATCATTTGCATAATCTGTAACTAAGTTAATGTTTTCAGAAAACGCTACATCAAGTTTGTTTGTAATATAGTTTGCAAACCTTTGTGGTGCTTCTCCTAATGCTTTATCTTTGTATGATAATAATTTTTGTTGTAATCCTACTAAATCTGGATTTGTGCTTTGTAATTCTTTTCTAGTTTCTTCTACTATAAAAGCACTAGAGCTTGTATCAAAATCATTTTGCCATTCTTTATCCATTATATCAGCTTGGAATAAAGTTATCTTTTCAGCTGTTTCTGCTAACTTACCACCTATAGTTCCAAGACTGGCTGTATTAGTTTGTACAACTCCAAAAGGATTCTCAAGAAGTGTTCTTCTTTTTCCTCTATTAAGTTCTGCTCCTCTTTGTAAAACCATTATTTTTGTAATCCTGCTGCTAGTGGAGTTCCAAATCTAGCTGTACTTTCTCCTGGACCTATCCCTGTTGTTTTTGTTTTTGGTGCTGGATTATAATATTTATAGTAATTCCATCCATTTGCAGCATAACTAGATACATCAGCTATTGCATTATATGCTACTTGTTGTTTTTCAATTTTAGAATTAATTATAGCTTGATCATATTTTGAATTAGCTATCTTTGAATTTAATCTAATTGATTGTATATCTTTTACTGCATTTGATACTACATCTTCTTGTATAGATAAAAATGATCTACTATCATCTAATATACCAGCAGCTCCAGCAATAGCTCTATTAGCAGCAAGTGTTTCATCCATTACACGTCTACGTGCATTTTCATCTTGTAAAGCTCTAAGCTCTGCATATTTTTTTTCATCTTTATATCTTGCTATATCATTATTTAAAGCAGCATTTGCAGCTTGTGCATTAGCTACACTACTTACTGCTCCTACTCCTGCTGATATTAATAATGCTGTTTCTACGCCCATTTTAGTATACTACCTCTAATGCTACACCTAAAACCTTTAAAGGCAAGGGTGCTGTTTGTGTTATCTTTAATGTTGGTTGTCTGTTATATCCCAAAAAGAAAAACTCCTTTTTACCAGTAACAGGTGTGATTGGATTATCAATACTAAAATCAACCTGTCTTATAACTAAACTTTTAGCAGTATTATCTGCTGCTTGTAAAGCTACATTTAGTGTATCTGATACATCTATAACTGCCCTAGATATTCTTTTTATTTCACCAGTCAATGGACCAGTAGCAACTTCTCTATCTATAGGCATTGTTTCTAAACTAGGATCATAATTAAATCCTACTATAACACCTGCATTATGGGCTTCTTCAAATGTAATAGTATCACTTCCAGATGTTGTAAGACTACCTAAAGAAAAAGTACCATCAACAGCATTAACTGTTTCCCCAGTTAAATGAGATGGACTGTTATGGACACGACCTGATGTAATTGTAATTGGAGC